TTGAGCTAAGACTCAAGGCAATAGAAACCGAGTTAGCGTTACAGAAACAGACCAGTATTGATAATCATAACCGTGTGAGCAGTCTGTTAGCAGTGGTTGGTGTAGGATTAACAATTATCACTATACTTATCAATGTATACTTCAACATGAGATAACCAAATTATTTTTTTTTTCACAATACTGGAAAGGTTTCCAAGGTTTCCAAGGTTTCCAGAGTTTTCCATTTGGAAACTTTCCAAAAAAATTTATGAAGTGATGTGTATATTATGCCTCCAAAAAGCAAGATTGAATTAAGCCCTCATTTTAATGAGATTGTTGATTTATTATTAGCAGGGAATAGTGGTAGGTATGTTTCAGATTACTTGTTAAATGAATATAATGAAAAGATTTCTCATACTTCTTTGAACAAGTATAAGAGGAATAAGTTGAATGTCAAGGCAGCTGCGAAAAAACAGATAATTGAAAAGGAAAAACAGAAACTTATTAAGAAAAATAAGAAGAAGGAAGCTACGAAAGAAGCGAAAAAAGAACTTAGTATAGAAGCAAGTGCAGCACCTATAACTAAGAATTATGGAAGAGCTGAAGATTTCCTTAATGCGACTAATGATATTGATTTGATTAGTGAATTGAAGGAGTATAAGAAAAGTCCAGATTATGATGAAGTGAAATATCTGGATCTGCTTGTGAAAGTGGAAAAGATAAGATTGGATTATATGAAATACCAATCCGATTTGTTTGAAGAGAACACCTTGGATGTAAATGTTAACAGTAATTTTGATGACCTTTTCAATGAGGAAGATATATTGAGGTTCATAGATGAATCCGACTATATTACGGAAAGCGACAAGTAACCTTTACTTATTCTATCGTGCTTTCGTTGCGAATAATTTTGAAGAGAATGTGCATGCTCCACATATTGAGAAGATTGCACGGAAACTTACTGAAATCACTTATGGGAAGAATACTAAGAACCGTTTATGTGTTAGTGTGCCACCACAACATTCCAAATCAAGCCTAATCACTATAGCTTATACTGTATGGTTGATATTGCAGAATCCTAATCGTAAAATATTAGTGATTAATGCAGAGTCCAATCTTTCAGAAACATTTGGTATACAGATAAGGGACTTGATAGGAAGACTCAACGGATTGAACGGCATAACAATATCCAATGTCAAATCCAGCAGTACCTACATCATGTTCAACAAGAACGGCAAACTGCAGCAAGGCCACATCAGATTAGTAGGGAGCAACGGCTCAATTACAGGCCACCCTGAAGACATAATAATCATCGACGACCCTTACAAGGGAACAGATGATATAACCCCAAGTCTTTTAGAGAAGAAAATAACTTGGTTTACCACTATTGTCGAACAGCGTGTAAGACCAAATACCAAGGTCATAATACTTCATACACGTTGGCATCCTTTAAAATGGGACACTCCTATTTTAACTACTGCTGGTTGGAAGAATCATGGAGATTTAAAAGTAGGGGATTACGTATATCGCCCAAATGGTGAACCAACTAAGGTTGTTAAAATTCATCCGCAAGTATTAGTTGATAATTGTTTTGAATTTTCAAATGGGGATAAATTAATCTCAGGTAATCATCATTTATGGAATGTCTATGATTGGGGGAACCGTAAGCAAAGGTTAATGGAAACCCATGAGATAATGGAACGCCAAACATTAGTTGGTAAAAAACAAAGAAGTAATTTTCTTGTTAATAATCCTGAACCGATACAATATCCTGAACAAGAAGTTCCAATTGATCCCTATTGGTTAGGATTATGGTTAGGCGATGGTCATAAGAAACGCCCTTCTATCACATGTGAAGATAAAGATATAATTTCCACACAATCTACTGACTACAAAGTTATAAGATATGATAAAAAAGTTGGAAATTGTCTTGAAGCATTCTATACTCATCAAGGGTTATTAAATAAATTACGTGATTTAGGTGTTTATGATAATAAACATATCCCTAATTGTTATTTGTATAACTCTTTTGAAGTCCGTATGCAATTATTAGCAGGGCTTATTGATAGTGATGGTAGTGTTGAAAAATCATCTAATAAGGTTGTTTTTGTTAATACTAATAAAACATTATTGAAACAAGTTTATGAATTGTTAACTTCATTAAGTTTCAATGTTCATGTTGAAAAAAGACCTTCAGAAGTCACTAATAAATGGAAGAAAAATAGTGATAGTTTACCTATTGTTTCTTATAATGATGCTTATGCTTTAAGATTTACTCCTCATTTGCCAATACCTACAAAAATTCCTCGTAAAAGTATAAAAGGGGGAGGTGTTGCTAACAGAATTGGTTTGATTAATAAGTATAAAGTCGAACCAGATTGGGGAAATTGTATTACTGTTGAAGCTGAAGATGGTATGTATTTAGTTGGTAAAAACTTAACACCGACACATAATAGTAACGACCTAATCGGTTACTTGGAAAGGGAAGAACCAGATAAATATGATTTCATGAGCTTCCCAGCCATAGGACCAGATAACAAAGTCTTATGGGAACAGTATTATGATTACGATTTCTACCTGGACAAGCAAAGGACACTTGGAGAACGAATGTTCCAAGCCTTATACCAACAGAAGCCTTTAGACTTGACCAGCGACTTCTTCTACACCGAGCACATCATATGGGATGAGCACCGAACCAGTATGGTTCCAATAGCAACTTGCAGAAGTTGGGATATGGCATATACAGAAGCCAACAATCCCCATAGCAAAACCGCTGACTACACTGCAGGAGTGCAATGCTACAAGTATCATCCAAACCATTACCTATTCACAGATTTCATACATGGCCAATTTGGTAAAGACAATATTCATCAGATACAAAACACTGCCTACTTGGATGGTTTGAATACTCCGATACTGATTGAGACGGGTACCAAGGGAGCAGCTGCAAAGGAATTGTATAATGTATGGGCTAATGATTACCTGGCAAAATATAATACTCATCAATCCGAGCCATGGGGTACAAAATCGGATAGGGCACAATTGTTAGCGGATATGATGTATGATGGTAAGATACATTTCCTGATACATAATGATACTCTACGGAAGACCGTATTGGACCAATTCAAGGCATTCCCAAATGGACAACATGATGATATAATTGATGCTTGCAGTTATGCAATCCATTACTTAAAAGATAAAGGTGCAGGGCATATTGTAACTGCGGGGAAAAGAAGAAGCGCAGATAGAAAGATAAGGAGAAGAAGAAGATGAGCATACTTGATAATCTTAACATTAACAGTTTATTCAATAGGCAATCAAGAAGCAGTAATGTGAAATCATCACAGAAGAAGCATGCTGCATATACAAAACTGATTAAGCGTACTGAAGATTCGGTAAGTTATAATCAGGGCAAAGCCATTCTCAGAGATACTCAAGTCGGTACTGGTGCAGAGATACTCAAATACTTACTATCAAGCAAACAATGGATATTGACTAATCGTGAAGACTCAAATGAGGTTCAGGAGTTCATTCATGATATGCTCACCAATATGGAAACTGAGCTAAACACTATAGTGAAAGAAATGACTTCAGCTATCTTTTGGGGTTTCAGTGTGCACGAGTTATTGTATGATGTTCGTGATGGTTATATCATAATCAAGAATATGGTGCCATTGCACATAAAGACCTTGATGAACAATCCATTCGTTTATGATGATAATGGTGAGTTAGTGGCGATTCATCAGACTGATGATGATTATGAGGTTGATATACCAATCAACAAGGTACTATTATACTCATATAATACATTATTTGATGAGAAAACTGGTAATGGCTTATTATATGATTTCTTGCCAATCACAGAGGACAAGGAGAATGTGATGGATTGGCTGATGACTTATGCTGAAAAGAATGAGTCACCTACATTGTATGGGAAGACTGATGACCCAACCAGCCGAGATGAATTACTCGGTGCTTTTGAGGATATTAGCGATGGTACAACAGGACTAGTTATTGGATCCACAGATGATGTTGGAGTGTTGGAATCCAGTCATCGTGGAGAAACATTCTTCGATATATTACAGTATAAGGATAATCAAATCTTCAGAAGAATGTTCATCGGTAACCTCTTGCTTGGGGACAATAGTCAAACTGGAACCTATGCACAATCACAGACTCAATTAGAGTTTGGTAATATGGTGTTTGATGGTATGCTTGAGGAGATAGCTAACCGCATACAGGAACAAGTTATCAACCCAGTAGTCGAATTCAACTTTGGCAAAGAGCGTAAGGCCCCAATCATCAGTTTTGACAAGTTCACTAGTGGGGATATTGAGAAACTGTTCAACATCGTCAAGCCACTAATGGATACTGGTGTGGTGGATAGTGAGAATAGTGCTGTGCAGGAATCATTGGCATTATTGTTCAAGTCTGAGGCTGGTGTGGAATATGTGAATGACTCCACTCCCATCAATGAGGATTTCGGTTACCAAGAACCAGTCGATGGAGCCACATTAACCGAGGACATCCTAAGTGATTTAGATGGTATCTGAAGAGAAACTGATAAAGCAAGGAATCAAATACAATGAAGCCTTATTCAAAGAACTGGAAAGAAGACTGGCTCAAGGAATATTAACCAGTGATACATTGGAGGATTTCCTTGCAAGAACTGAAGAGTACACTACTGCTAACCCTTTAGTCACTACTGGTTACCGTGACACTATGATTCGTCTGATACTTCAAGAGACTAATAATCATAAGTTCAGTCGTCCAGCACAGAAAGAGTTGGCACGTGTCACAATTGAACAATATATTGGCGATTTGATAGTGGGTGTTGGTGAAGACATCAAGAATGATGTCCGAGACATCGTAAAGCAAGGCTACAATGATGGCCTTTCAAGACAAGAAATCGCAGAGAACATCAGCAATAAGATTGAATCAATAGGCAAGACAAGAGCGAATGTTATCGCAAGGACAGAGATAGCACGAACAGCTAGTGTATCTGATTACATCATCAACAAGGAAAGAGGAGCCACCTATTTCACTGTAGGCTGCAGAAACACTTGTTGTGAGAAATGCGCACTAGAATACCATGGTGTTGATAATCCTACAGTAGATAACAGTAGTCGTGAGTTCACTCAAGGAACTCCAGTTAAGTTCAATATGGACCAAACTGACAAGTTGCCGCCATTGCATCCGAATTGCAGATGTTATCCAATATTCTATTAAAAAAATAAGGGAGAGAATGATATAAAATGTCAGAAGGAGAAACTAAACCAATCAAGCAAAAAGAGGATGATGTGAAACCTAAGCCTGATGATACATTAGAGAAATTCAATCAAATCAAGAATCGTTACGAAGAAGAATTATCCCAAAAGGATAAAGAGATTGAAGAGTTGAAGAAACAGTTGGCTGACAAGGATAATGAAGTCAACGACACTATCAAAGATTTGAATAATGAGGTTAACGAGAAATTGCAACAAGCCGAAGAACTCAAGGCTTTACAAGCAAATGTTAACGAATTACTAAATGACAAGGCTAACGCATTAGTGGACAAGTACATACATGAAGGAAAACTTGTACCAGCACAAAGAGAAAAAGCATTAAGCCTATGCTTAGCCGACCAAGACATGTTCATAGATTTATATGAAAACGCACCATCAATGGTTGACATGTCTCAGAGATCTAAAAAGATTACTGGGAACATTGACAAGATGGTCAATTATTTCAAAGAATAAAAATTTTCTATAAGGAGGAAATTCTAGATGAGTGAAAACTACAACATGGGACAATTAGGTGTAATTGCTCCATTCAAAGCAAAAGAAGGAACTATCACCATCACTGAAGGAGCATCCGCACATGGAAACATTAAAGTTCCAGTAATGGGTGCACCTATCAAGAAAGGAGACTATGTTGCTCTTGATGGTGAAATGACTGTTAAAAAAGCAGGGTCTAGCGATACCATTATTGGTATTGCATATAACACTCCAAAATGGGATGTTGAACCTACTACCAATTATACCCAAGCACAAGCATTAAGTGCTGGTGTGCTCAGGGAAGTTGGTATTGAAACCAAGTTCAAGAAAATCTTGACTGTTCCTGCAAAAGCAAGTGAAGGAATCGCTGCAGGAGATTATGTAACTTTAAAGGCAGAAGTGGAAAAATCCCAGTCTGCTACTGATTACATGGCTTTATCTGCTCAAGACGCTAACGACCTTGTAGTCATCGGTTTCTTATAAAAAACAATATAATTGTGAGGTACGATATTTATGGAAACTATACCTGAAATGTTTGAGGAAAGAGTACACAACCTCGAATTTTATGCTCAAAAACAAATTTACAACCGTATTAAATTATTAAACAAATTACCAATCGTGCAAAACGTTGCAGGGGAATTCACCAATTACGCTGGAGACAGCAACCCTGACGATGTAAAAGGTGACGTAATCACTACTGGTGACGGATTAGATTTCAACGAAATTAGCTTCGGTGAACCATCTATTTACCGTGGTGCAACTGTGCCTAAAGGTTTCATGTTCAAAATGAACAGCAGACTCGAGGATAAGGGAAGACTTGAAGCAACATTACAAGTGTTCATGAACAAATCCATCGGTAAACTTGCAAACTTCTACGATAAAGTATACATGGATGCTTTAGCTGCTGGTGCTGGAATCACTAATGTAACTGGTTTAAAAAACATCACTGGAAGTTCTACTGGTATTGATGTTATCGAAAACGAATTGAAAATCATCAATGCAATGGAATCCATTAATGATGTTGACACTGGTTTCACCCCAACCACCGTATTCTTGCCAAGAGCTGACAAATTAGCAATCGACATTGCATTAGCAAAAAGTGACTTGTTAGATGACAGCAACTTCGAATACATTGGAACCAATTCCATCGCAGCAGGTAAGAAAGTCATCATGGACTTAGACACTCCAACTTGTACCATTGAAAAATATGCTGATCCAAAATACAGTATCATTTCCCAATGGGAAGCTGAGACTGATACTGGTCGTGTATATACTGAATCTGGTGATGTGTTACCACAATCCTTCATCAATGTGAAGATGACTGAACCTAACGAACCTCAAAGAAGTTACGTTTACTTATTTGCAGAATCTGGATTGAACATCCTCGAACCTAATGGAATCATGTATATCTAGATTCCATTTTTTTCTTTATATTTTTTTTTGAGGTGAGTAAGAAATGGTACAATACCCTACAATCTTGAATTTGCCACAAGATAAGATTAACAGACAATTATATGAGATGGTTTTGAAGCTTCAAGAGGAGAATGCTAGTTTAGCGGAACAAGTTGGAAGTTTAGCAGAACAAGTTGAAGCTTTAGCGAATGCTGCTCCTGCAGAAGAACCTGTTACACAGGGAAATTCATAGACGAAATTAGTTTATTTTATGGGGAATGGTGAACTGAATGGCATACTGTACAAAAACTGATGTGAACAGCATGTTCGGAGATATCAGCGATGAAGTCTCAGATGAAATGTTCACAACTGCTATAAGCAATTCAACAACATGGATTCATGCGAACCTAAAAAGGAATTATGTGCCTATACCAACAGGGGATGTTGCCGTGTTGAAGACTGTTGCAATCTATCATGCATCAAGTGACATACTATTGTCACTGTACCATGGCGATGACTTGCCTGTCCAGTATGATGTCTGGTTCAACAAGGCACAATCATTGCTTGATGATTATATTGAATCCTACCTTAACTCTGATGCTACAGAAGAGGAGAAAGCCAATAACCAAATGGTCAAGCACAGCAAAGGCTTGACTTATAA